ATTTCTTTTCCTAAATTCTTTTAAGGCCTCATATTGTTCACGATTTTTCTTAATATAATCCTCATTTACTTTAGTTAATTCAAGTTGTAAATTAGTTTCAATTTCTTTTATCAATGTAGCCTTTTGTTCTGAGCTTGCTTTCATTGCCTTAACTTCCTCAATACGTCTTTGAGCAGCAATTTTAAGCTCTGTATAAGCTCTAAGCTCATCATCTTTAATTTGCTTTATTTGCTCATCTTGAATTTCCTTTGTAAGGTCAACAGTTTTTTCCAGTTCTTTGTTGTATTGTTGTTGTGGAGCAATAGGAGGTGCAGGTGGTTCATATTTGTTAAGGTCATTTTGTTGTGTTAATTCAAAGTTTTGTTTTGCATAAACTTCTTCCAAATCTCCTCCAATTTTTATCTGCTCTTTTAATACATTTATAGTTTCGAGAACGATTTGTCTCTCCCCCATTAATCGCTGTTTATTCATGGCCCAATCCTCTTTGCCAACTTGAGTTATTTCTTTTTCAATTTTTTCAAGTTTTTTGTTTGCTTCAAATAATCTGGTATTTGCATTTTCTTGATCTTGAATAGCTTTTGTATGTTTTTTTACATTCATTTCAAGTAATGCTTTGTTTCTCATCATGTTCATATAATCTTGAACAACAGCATTAACCTGAGCTTGAAAGGCAGCCTCATTGGATAAATTCTTTAATGTCGTTCCGTATTGAGAATTTATTTTGTCAATCAATTGTTGCCGTTCTCTACTACCTGCATTTGTTTGTGTTAATTGAGTTGTAAGCATTCTAAATTGAGCAGTCTCCTGTGCTATATTAGAATTCATTTCTTGACTTAATTGTAAATTTTCCTCCTGTACTTCCTGCCTTGCTTGTTCAGCTCTTTTCTCATCATCTGATGCCTGAGTTAATTTATATAATGCAACAGCCATTGCAGCAATAGCAGCTGCAACCAATACATAAGGGTTCATTAACATGCTCGCATTCAATCCCTTTGTAGCTACATTTGCCGCATTTGTTGCTGTTGTTTGAGCAACTGTTGCCGTTGTATCAACTTGCTTTGCTGTGGTAAACAATCCCATCTTAGCAGCTGCCGCTGTGAATCCTGCTCTAATCTCTGTCAATGCATCACCTAATCCACCCAATGTCTTTAATGCATCACCTAATCCTGCAAGAGCTTGGAGTCTTCGCATCCCCTCCAAAACATTCTCATTCTCAACACCCAATAATTGCATGGATGCCTCAACACCTTGGAATGCAGCAACACCAATCTGACCTGCCTTAGCAGTTGCACCGGCAAAGTTTTCCATTGCACTACCTGCTGTGGCCTTAACAACTGATTGAGTATCCTGGATTTGGTCTTTAAGTTCACCAGCCTGTTGAGTCATTTGTTGGAATCTTGGATCAGATGAGTCCATGTTCATTAACTCGCGAGTTAAATCTTTTAATTCCTTTTTAAGGTTACGTGTTGCACCCTCATAATTACCTACATTTCTCTGATGCTGACCAACAGTGGCATCAACTTTTTTCAATTGAGCATCTAATCGAGTAACAGTTTCAAGTAATTCTTTACCCTCTGCTGTGTTTTCCTGGTTGGTAACAGCCAAATCCTTATATGCTTTGCGTGCCTTGTTAAGTTCTGCACTCAATTTACTGTAAGCACTTGCCTCACTTGATGCTAACTTAGCCGCTTTCTCCTGTTCTTTTGCTACCCTTGCAAGTTCCTGAGCTTGCATCTTTTGGAGCTTAACAATTTCCTGCTCTGCCTTTATTTTTTGTTGGTCTGCCTGGGCTTTTAATTTCTCAATCTGTATTGATTGCTGCATTAACTTATTTGCCTGCTCTGTTGCCGCTCCAAATTGCTTTAATTGTGCAGTTGATGCCTGAGTATTGGCAGTAAGTTCACCTTTCAAACCTTGTGCAGTGGCTTTGAGTTCAGCCTGTAACTCATTAAACACTGCAAGTGTCTTAGTTGCTGAATCCCTAACTCCTTTGAATAGGTCCTCTTGCTCAAATAAATCACTACTGCTTATTTTTTTTGCCATTTTGTGCCTTTAAATAACGTTCATATTCTCTTTGTAGTGTAAAGAACTCTTTAACACTTATCTCCTTTGTCTTAATCCATTGCCCTAACCACTTCGACATGTGGACCAACATCTCCTCAATGCCTACTCCACCGCCTGCAGTGTTCAATATGTTCTTTAACCTGGTCTCTTCCATCTCTATTAAGGTCAATTTAAACCGATCACCTGTAATTACATATTCCAGTTCCTGTATTGCCTTATCTTTTATCACTTTCAATATCTTTGCATGGACCTTTGACAGTCCAAACTCCTTAATGTACTCATCATGTATCTGTTCCCACATGATTAAATCATTTTGCTCTGAGCCCTTTTGAGCCGTTCTAAGGAACTTTAACTCACCACCTAAGCATTTATACCAATTATATATTGGAAGGTCCTCAATACTCTGATAATATCCTTCTAATCTCTTTGTCGTATCTCTCGAGGAGTTCGATTTGTAATTTGGTTTTGCTCTCCTCAGTGAGCCCAATAATGCCCTCCCCGAATTTTGTAAATAAGTTATCATTGCCTTTAATTGGATCTGCATCTATTTCAAAAAAATCTTTTCCCAACAAAAATACCATACTTCTGTAGAAATCACCACTATCAAACAAATTATATGGATCACCTTCCAACTTTCTCCCATCACTTAGCATCTCTGTTGCTGCTGAATAAGTAGTGCGACCATTATCTTTGTTTCTTAATGGATTGCCTGTCTCATCAACACCCTCACTGAGTAACTGATCTTGTTGAATATACTCTACTATGATAGTATTCTGCAAGGTCTTATCCAAAAATACTCTCTTCCAAACCTCATCTGGCTTTAAAAAAGATGCAATGTTATCCAGTAAGTTGATGGCCTCTTCCATTTCAGAATCAAAGGTATAAAAAAAGACTCGCACATTTCTGCACGAGTCTATTTTTTGAGTTTATAGCTGTTTGATTAAACCGCTGTGAATGTTTTAGAACCTGTAAATCCATCCTTAACAACACTTACTGTGTAATCATCACCAGAAACAAACGTTTTCAATAAAGTGTAAGTTCCTGCAGGTGACTCAGATACACCAGTTGGGTTACCAAATGCAACCTGGTTAGTTACATCATAGATTGACCAGTCAGTTAAACCTGTTACTCCTTGAAGTAAGATAGGATTAAGGGCTGTTCCATAATCAAATGTAGCCTCCAATGTAACTGATACTGTTGTAACCTGAGATGCAACCGCTAAGTTAACATCAATCAATCCAGTCAATGTGTTGAAATCAAGGTTTGCCTCTGTTGCTGTAATCATGTACATAGTTGAATCATCAAACAAACGATCAAAATCAAATGTTAACATGATTTTCTGTACAGTTGAATCAGTTGCGAACATGAATGTAGGGTTCCATGATTGGTTATCTACAGGGATAGGATATAAATATCCATTCACTTTTGATCCAATTAAGTTACCTGTTACGTCAACAACGTACACTCCGAAGTTTACACAACGGCCTGCTTTCATTTTACCTAATAAGGTTGGAGTTGAATCCTCTCCCCACAACTCACCAGAGAATGATCTTTTACCCTCTCTAAGGAATGCCATACGTCCAGAGTTAGCCTCTTCAAATTGAGACTCTGCCTTTGGTAATTCTACATTCTCAAATGCCGGTAAAGGGAACCATCTCTTTGATGCGTCTGCCTCATTTACTAAGTCATTCCATGTTGGAAGTGGAGCAGATAAATCTATTCCGTTCAATGATCCATCATTGGCGTTCAATGGAACCATTATTAATTTACTTGTTACGCTCTGAATAGGAACGCACCCTGGTCTACCTGTGTTGCCCAGACCAGCATTACAATTACATCCTGCCATTTTTTCTATTTTTTAGCATTTACAATTCTGTTTATATTTCGTCAATTTTATTCGTAGCTCAACACCACTTAAATTTGCATCCAATATGTTTTGAAAATAACCATTTGTTTGCTCAGTTCCAAATCGAGTGAAGTTCACTATCTCATATCCTTCCAGAGTTTTGTATGATGGACTGTTGTCAATCACCTCAATGAACTTTTCAGCCAGCCTACTCATAGGAACAACAACATTATCAATGTGGTCCTTAGTGTAGTAGTTCACAATGTCAGTCTCATCAAGGAAAAATATCCTCAAATCACTCTCCCATTCGTAAACACTTTCACGTCCAAACCTCTGATATCTCACATCATGCAACAACCATACTAATGGAGTTTTTTGTGTGAGGTCATTGCTGACTGCTGTCCATTCATTGTTGGCTGCTATCTTAGTTCCTGGCACAAAGTAAGGCTGTGGAAGTGCGAGCACCCCTGTTGCATTACCAGCCTTAATAAACTCATCTGTTTCAATGGTTGTGATTAACAATGGACCATTAACAGGATCTGTTATGTACTTTCCAACTCTTGCATAAGACGTATCACATGTGAATGTCAGTTGCTGAATTGGATCATATATTCCCAATATATAAATATCAATCTGATTGACCAAATCCTCTATTGCCTGAGATACATCCTGTGTCATAACCAATATGCTGTTAATTTAGGAACTCCTCTGAACTTTCTATAATCACCTATGCCAACGTATGTAAGTTCTATTATTGCGTTATCATCACCTCCTGGCAGTATAAACGTGTCACCTATTGTGTAGTTCTTACCTGCATTTACTATGGTAACATCTTCGACATCTGAGCCGCTTTGTGTGACTGTGATATTGACTGTCAAGCCTGTGCCTGTTCCACCTGTTAAACTTACATTTGTTTGGTCAGCATATCCAGTGCCCCCACTGATCAAATCCAGTGAAACTGCTTGACCTAATGGGGGAGCTGTGGTATATCTTATGAAATCTCGAATTGAATTATAGGACCGTATTGCCTCATTATAGCGAGTG